CATAATGTTTGGATAGAAGCGGAAGACACGGGCATTGTTGTTACTGTGTATACCACTACCACAACAAATTTCTGGTCAAAAACACGATGGTATCATATTTGGACTTTGTTTGCTAAAGGTTATATCGACACAGAGTCCACAGTGCATTTAACCAAACAACAAGCATTGAACTATGCAGAAACATTAAAATCTGCTATAATAGATGTAGAAGATTTTAGGAAGAAAAATGAACAAAGTTAAAATTGCAGAAATTTTTTACAGTATTCAAGGCGAAGGATTATATGCAGGAACTCCTAGTGTGTTTCTGCGTTCTTTTGGATGCAACTTTCAGTGTCGAGGATTTGGCCTTGCTACCGGAGAACGCAGCACAGAACCTGAAGATGTTGCCAAAAAAATCAGCTCGTTCAAAATATATGATGAATTACCGCTAGTTAGCACAGGCTGCGACAGTTATGCATCGTGGCATCCTGATTTTAAACATCTAAGTCCGTTTATGTCATTAGATGATATTAAAATAAAGATGGAAAATTTAATTCCAAATAAAACATGGACACAAACAAATGGCAGTGATGTTCATTTAGTTATCACCGGCGGTGAGCCATTGTTAGGATGGCAACGTGCATGGCCCAAACTCATTGAAGAGTGTGCAGCCAACGGACTAGTTAATGTAACTTTTGAAACTAATGGCACTCAGGACTTAGATCCAAAATTTATAGAATGGCTTAAACATCAATCAGCTGTTAATGTTACATTCTCTATCAGTCCTAAATTGACATGTTCAGGTGAAACTTGGGAAGATGCTATCCAACCTATTGTAGTTGCGTCATATGCAGAATTAGGCAGTGCATACTTAAAATTTGTAGTCAGCACACAACAAGACGTAGAAGAAGTTGATCGTGCAGTTATTACATATAAAGAGCATGGGTTTCTTGGACAAGTTTATCTTATGCCAGTTGGCGGTGTTAATAACCTATATCATTTAAACACTAAACAAGTTGCACAACTATCAATGGATAAAGGATATAAATATTCTCCTAGACTACAAGTTGATATTTGGAATAATGCGTGGGGAACTTAATGTTAAAAAACCTATTTAAAAAACTATTTGCCAGCTTGCCAGCTGAAGAAACTGCATCAGAGCCTGTTAAAGCTAAAACAGCTAAAGAATTAGCCACAGAAAAAGGCGAACCATGGGTTACTGTATTAGATACCAAGGTCAATATTGAAAATCCACGAAATGGATTTTTTGAACTAGACTGGAATGAATCATTTATTGCCATGCTTAAAGCCAATGGATTTAACGGTGAAAATGATGAAGAAATTGTAGATCATTGGTTTAGAGAACTTTGTAGAAATATTCTTGCAGAAGAAGGGTTAGGCGAAAGAACCGCAGGTTCAATTAATATTGTTAATATTCAAGATGGTAAAAAATGACCGATTCTTCAATTATTAAAAAATACAATTTTTCTAATATTATTACTCAAACAGATACCAATGAGGTTTGTGACTTAGTAAAACAAATTATTGATTCGGGAAACTATTTTGACAACAGCCCAAAATATCAAACTAAAGAAAATTTATTTGCAAGATCTGAATCAGTTTGGTTAAAATATCGAATGAGCTTTTTATTTGCTTGTTTTATGTATATTGGACACGAAACCAAAGTCAAAGGAATTAATTGCTGGTCGTTTATGACTAGCCAAGATGACAATCAAGATAGACAACAACTTTGGCATCATCATCATTACGACTTGACTTGTGCTAAATTATCAGGTATAATGTATTTAAGTATTCCGGATGATGTTGCAAATTTCAACGAGAGTGGCACAGAGTTTAGTATGGGACACCCCGAAACAGATGAAAAGTTTTTTGTAGAACCAAAGTATTTTACTTGGTTAATTTATCCAGGCAAAGTTTGGCATAGACCCGGTAATTGTTCTAGTAAACAAAATAGATTTGTATTAGCCGCAGATATGGAATATTAATGAATACCATAATTTATCAACAATTTATTAAAGAATCGAATATTTAAATGTCATATATTCTTGTAGACACTGCTAACACATTCTTTCGTGCAAGGCATGTAATCAAAGGCGATGCTGATACAAAACTTGGTATGGCCATGCATATCACTCTTAATTCGATTAAAAAAGCATGGAAAGATTTTGACGGGAAACATGTAGTATTCTGTCTTGAAGGTCGTAGCTGGCGTAAGGACTACTATCAACCTTATAAACGTAATCGACAAGAAACTCGTGCGGCTATGACTGTTCGGGAACAAGAAGAAGATAAATTATTCTGGGAAACTTTTGACAAGTTTAAAGACTTTGTCACTACAAAAACTAATTGCACAGTCTTACAAAATTCTAGATTAGAAGCTGATGATTTAATTGCAGGTTTTATACAAAATCATCCCGATGATGACCATGTGATTATTTCGACAGACAGTGATTTTGCACAGCTAATTTCACCTAAGGTTAAACAATATAACGGTGTAGCTGATACGTTGACTACACACGAAGGTATCTTTGACAAAAAAGGTAAGATAGTTATTGACAACAAAACTAAAAAACCCAAAGCAGTTCCTAATCCGGCGTGGTTATTGTTTGAAAAATGTATTCGCGGTGATACCAGTGACAATGTCTTTTCGGCTTATCCCGGTGTTAGAAAAACAAAAATGCAAGAAGCATTTGAAGATAGAAACCAAAAAGGATTCGCGTGGAATAATCTCATGCTTCAGCGTTGGTTAGACCATGAAGGCAAAGAACATAGGGTATTAGACGATTATGAGCGTAATAAAAAGTTAATTGATCTTACGCAACAACCCGATGACATTAGAAATGTCATTGTTGAAACTATAACTAATCAAACTACCCAACCTAAAAATATTGATCAAGTGGGTATTAGATTGTTAAAATTTTGTAATCTTTATGATTTGCAAAGAGTTGCTGATAATATTCAGCAATATGCAGAACCATTTCAAGCAAAATATAATAAATGAAAATATGGAGAAAGAGATGAACTTAAAAGCAAAACCTATCGTAGATGGAAAGTTTTGGATTGTAGAAAGTGATGGTGAACGCATTGCTACACTACATAAAAAAGAAAACAACAAATTTATGTTGAGTTCGAAAAGTGGAGAAGCTTTTTTTAATAAAAAAGATGATCTAATTAAGAAATTTGGCGCAGACTTTTTTCAAAGTAAAATAAAAACTACTATTAGTGATTCTCAGGAAAAAGACGTGCATACATACCCTGCGGCTTGTAAATCATATAATGCCATGTATGATGTTCAAAAAAAACTGCCATTGTATACCAAAAGTTTGCAAAGTAAAAGTCTATATTGTGCTGGATACTATGCTATACAATTTAATAAAGGTTGGGTTAAAAGTTTTTGTCCTAAATTAATTACTGTAGAACGTTACCCGTTCAAAGGTCCGTTTAGAACAGAATTAGAATTAAAACAGGTGTTAAGCAATGTCAAATCAGATTAATACATATCCGTTGTTACAATTTATTCAACAAATAAAAGGTGCTGATCTTGCCAAGCAAAAAGATATACGTATAGACATTTTAACTGCCAAGCAAATTGCGTTTGCACTCGCCGAAGTATTAGCAAAACTCAATCAAGATTATGATGTATTATTAAAAAATCTACAAAAAAATACCGGTGATAGCATCAGTGTTCAATTTGATGGGGGCGGTTTCTCGAGTCAAAATTAGATAAATATATACGTAGTTTACGGAGGACATATGAGTAGACCTAAACCACGTATATTGTTAGAATACGTTAACAAAAAAAATTATAAGTGTGAGCAAGTTCTTGATGCTGAATCTATTTGGGCTGTTTTTTACAAGGACAAACCTTTTAATTTAAAAAGTTTTAACAGTCTTGTAAATTATCCAGGGCCTAAATATAAAAAAGTTAGTTTTAGTAATCCCGGACATGCAGTTAATCTAGCCAAAAAATTAAACAGCCAATTTCAATGTAAAGATTTCAATGTAGTAATGCTGTCCGGCGGAACTATACTTTAATGATTACTCAAGAACTTTATACTAAAATGTTCTTAAAAGAATGGGGTAAAAGTGTTGACCTTGCAAATGTTCGTTTGCATAAACACACTTGGTGGTTTAATACTAGAACCAAAAAAGAAGGTGGGCTACGGCTAACCGACAAAGGATTTGAGTTTTTAACTGGCACGTTAAAGTTGGCTTCTTACGAAGTTCCGTTTACTGACCCAATTGAACTGAGTCCGCAGGTTATAATATTTTTGGATAAATTTTTGGATTGTCCATATTTTTTAGATTATGCAAGTCTAACCGTTTTTTCGGAAAAAAAATCTTTTGAGCTTTACATGTTTTCCGACGATATCCGAAAATATGGGTTAATCAAAGCCATGAACAAACAGAAAAAATCCGAAGAGACTTAGCCAAAATAAGTTGACAGGCTCCGTGTTCTGTTATACAATAAGCACTTAAACAGTTTTTTACAAGGAGCTAGTATGTCAGAAATATCCATCCGCACTGTAGGACCAAAATCCGCTAAACGTGCTATTCAAAAAGCATTTAAACACAATCGTCCATTATTTTTGTGGGGTCCCCCGGGTATTGGTAAAAGTGAAATTATTCACCAAATTGGATCAGAAATTGATGCTCATGTAATTGATATTCGTTTGAGTTTGTGGGAACCCACTGACATTAAGGGTATTCCTTACTTTGATTCAAATTCTAATAAAATGGTATGGGCTCCTCCTAGTGAATTACCTGACCAGATCATGGCGGATCAATATAAAAAAATTATTCTGTTATTGGACGAGATGAACTCTGCGGCTCCTGCTGTTCAGGCAGCGGCTTA